GAAATTGCAAAGCTGACAGAAAAACAAAGAGAAATCTTTGAACACTATTTTGACCCAACGGATGGATTTGAAGCTTGGTATGACATTAATAAGAACATTTTTACAATCAATGTTCCTATGAAAATGTCAAACACAACTCCTGCTTACCAATCTTATTACAAACAAGATTTGAGAAGCAAGAAAGTTGACCCAAACGATATTCTAGGAAGTATTAAAAAGTGGTGTGAGCTCGTTGCATCTAACTTAAAATACGAGCGTAGAATTAGATTAAAATAAATATATGAAAGAAATAAGAATTACAATCATCAATGAGGGTTCAAACATTGTAAAAGAGTTTAAAGGCGAAGCGATGCTAAAAGAAGCTTCAATTTACCTTTCTAGGTTAGCAGGATTAATCTTATTTGAAAAAACTAATGAACCTGCGATTAACATTGAAGCTAAAGATACTATTACCCACGAAGTTTCAAATAAAGAAATTAAAATAAATGGCTTGGAGGGCATTGTAAAAGAGGGCGATAAGATTGAAATACCAAAATCAAAAGGGGTAATTAGTAAAATTAAAAATGCTTTAAAGAAATAACTTTATGAAGAGTCAATTTAATGCAATTAAAAAAGAGTTAAAAAAGGATAAAAATTTACAAATCTATATTAATAAAAATATGAAATTAAAAGAATTAATTCAAGGTGTAGAGTCTTTAGGAGTTTTAATGGGAACAAAATTACCTATCGTATTAAGCTTTAAACTTTCTCTATTCGTAAAGAAGATTAACCCAGAAGTAGAAGAATACGGAAAGAAAAGAGATGAATTGCTAAGCGAATATGCAAGCCCTATTAAAGATGAGAAAGGCAAAGCAACAGGGCAAATGAAGTTTAAAGATGAAAAAGCAATTAAAGCATTTAACGAAAAGATTGAAGAATTGTTAAAGCAAGATGTAAAAGTTGATGTTCCAGATATAAATATAAATGAATTCGCAGGTTTAGAGATTGAACCGAAACATTTAGCAAATTTAGAGTGGCTTATTAAAGCCTAGCAGAACATTAAAACTAGGACGCCAAACAAATATTTTGAGTGCTATAGCTAGGCACTTGAAATAGATAGGCGTCCGTTTCAAGTGTTGAAAAGGGGAACGCCTAAACAGTGTTCCCTTTTTATATATTAACTTATTAATATACTCGCCCACCTTTAAGGGCGTTAAACAATAATTGTATGTCAATTAACGAAGAAGTAAAAAAAGATATCACAGATGAAGATTTAAAGGCGTTTGAAGAAGCCGAAGAAAAAGGCGAAGTAAAAACTGGAGAAGAACGAACTTTAGAAGAACCAAAGGAAGAAATAAAAGAAGATGAAGAAGAAAAAGACGATGAGGATGAAGAAGATGAAGAAGAACCATCTGATGATAAACATGCTGAGCCTTCAACAGCAGAGATAAAAGAAGTAGTTGGAGAAACACCAAGAGAAAAAGCGTTGAGACTTGAAGTAACTAGACTTAGAAGAAAAGCTAGAGAAAGTTCCAGTAAAGAAATATTTGAAGGTGATAAGCCTGATAGTCAAGATAGCGAAAAAGCCCTAAAAGAGCTTGGCTACGATGACGAACAGATTAAAACCTTAGACAAAGCATTTGACATTATAGGCGAAAGAAAAGGATTTGTTCGTAAAGACCAAAGCTATCAAGCAATGGCAAATGAAACCTTACAAGGTTTTATAGAAGAACATCCTGAGTATTCAGCCGAGAATGACAAAGAAGATATTTACTGGGGAAGATTTAACTCTATTCTAAAATCAGATTACAAACTTGCTGGTAAAACTCAAAAACAACTTAAAACTATCTTTGAAAAGGTAGATAGAGATGTAAAAGAGGAACTTGGAGAGAAATCAACAAGTAAAGGCAAGATAGAAGCTCAACAGCAAAAAATCAAGAGTGTTTCAACAAGTGCTTCAACATCAAAAGGAAAAACCGAAGAAGCTAAACCAGAGAAAAAGACTGTTTCAGGCAGTCATCCTGGCATTAAGTTTTCAGGTTTTGACGATGATGAGATTGAAGAATTTACTAAATAAATTTAATTAACAACTTATATGGCATTTACTGGATTTCAAAGAGTTGGTGGTTGCAAAACAGAAGCCAAAGAAAGAGTTATCGGTGCAGTAGCTTACGCAGTGGGCGATTTGCTTATGCGTTCAACTACCGCTGGGACTCTTATCGCTGCAACTTCTTCCGTAACTCCCAACTTACTCAATGGTGGAGGTATTGTTACCAAAGCCACTGATGGCGTAGCGACTGTTGCTTATATTGAGCCACTTGACTACGATGCAGAATATTTCGCACAAACTACTAATAACTCTAATGTTGCTCACAACTATATGTTGATGACTTTGACTGATTTAAACACAGTCAACAACACTGGAACTGATGACGTAACCAATCCTTGCTTTATGCAAACTGGTGTTGTCGGTGCAGCAGGCGACAAGAAAATTATTGGTCAGTTCGTTCGTCAAATTTCTTAATTATTAACTAACTTATTACTTATATGGCTCAAGCAGTTCCTATGAATGTCTTGGCTGCAGCAAACGCCATAGATAAATCAGTGCAGAAGTATTTTCTAAAAGAGTCTACTCCTGAACTTCAGTTAAAAAAGTATTTTAACTTTAGAACTACAACTGATTACTATGAAAAGGATGCTGGCATTTCAGGACTTTCTGAAGCGTCTTTCACAACTGAAAACGCAAACATCAAGAAAGATGTTCCTGTTGAAACTTACAAAAAAGAGTATACTCAGGAACAAATTGATATTGAGGCTCCATTTACTTATCTTAATTGGAAATTTGCGATTAAGAAAAGAGATGTGACCAATATCACTAAGCAGATTGAAAACTCTCTCAATCGTAAGAAAGAGAAGTTGGCTGCTGAACGATTGATTAATGGTTTTGACTCTACTTACACTCATCAAGATTTGTTAAGCGGAAACAAGACTATTACAATCACAGGTGGAGATAGTTTGGAAGCATTTACCACTGCTCATACAAGAGAAGATGGTGGTGCTAATATGAATAATGTTGTCTATGATGGCACAACTTATTCTTTGCCTTTTGACTATGCTGGTTATAAGGCTGCAATCCGAACTGCTTCATTATTCGTTGACCCTCGTGGAAATCCATACCCAGCTAATTTAGATACTTTAGTATGTAAGAAAGGTTCAAGCGTTTCTTTCAAAGCTAAAGAAATTCTAAAAGCTATTAAGGATGGCAAAATCCCAGAGTCAAACGACAACGATGGTGCAGGCGTTCCTCCATTCACTATTATTGAACTTGACTATCTTACTTCCGATGCATATTGGTTTATGTTTGATAGCAAGAGAGGTATGACTGATAGTGAGGGCTTTCAATTTATTGAAAGTGAAGCCAACAATGTTGACCCAGTTCACATTAACCCTTACACAAGAGCTCTGTCTTGGTTTGGGCACGCTTTATGTGCTTTAGGTCACAACGATGTATCTCGTTCTTGGGTTGCATCTGCTGGCGACTCCGCTACTACCTAAGTTTAATTTACTATTTTAAAGGGGAAGCTATAGTGGGTGAGATTTAAAATCAATATTCTATTCAACTTCCCCTAATAAAATTATGGCAACTATCGCAGGAAGAACATATTCAAGTCCGAAGAATATAAACCTTAAACAAGGTATTCTAAGATTTGATGTGTCAAAAACCTCCAATCCATTACTAAACGACGATACTGGTTGGGGATTGTATGTAAATAGTTCCAATCAGTTGGTGTTTTGGAATAAAACTGCCACTACTGTTTTAGGCAGTGGCGGTGGAACTTCAACTCCAACTTGGGAAACTATTTTTGCAGCTGATGCCACATTTACTATTACCCCTGATACTACTTTTACTATCGCAGGTAATAGGGCAACAGCTACAGACGTATTAACGCTTACAAATGCTGCAGGTGGTTCTGGCGTTTGTTTGCAAATTACAAATGCAGGTTCAGGAAATGATGTTGCTGGAACTTCTGATACTTGGACAATTACAAAAGCTGGCGTAATAACTTGTGCAGGATTAACTTTAAGTGGTGCTAATACTATCACTTCAACAGGCGGTGATATTACTTGGACACTTGAAGATAATGATGCTACAGCTTTGAAAATTGGAGCAAGTGGTGCAACTTCAATGTTGAATTTTGTAACCACTAATGGTTCAGAAGCAGTCGTATTTGGAAACAATATGACTTTAACTGATGGTTTGTTCACTGCTACAAGCACTTCAAACACTGCTCCTTTATTATTACTTCAGAATGATACTGCTACCACTTTCGGTAATGGAACTACTGAAGACGAGGGTGTATTTGTATTTAGTTCAGACACTCTAACTACTGGTGATTTAATTCGCTTGCAATTAGATGAGTCTGCTCTAAATGGTGGGGCATTCTTAAAATGTGTTCAGACCGATGGAGCAACTGCTGTTTTCACTGTCGGTGAAAATGGTGCAACTACTATCGCTGGTTCTGCCGCAGGTGCTGACGCTTTAGGAATTACTGCTGGAGATTTAGTTTTGACAAGTGGGCATTTAACAATGACTTCTGGAAATGCTACATTGACCGCAGGTAATTTAACCTTTACCGCTGGAACAATTATCACTACCCCTCAAGCTATTGTTAATGCTAATACTGCAATTTCAGTGACTCACGGAGTGACGACTATCGCTAATGATGCTGGTTCAACTCACACATTAGCTGATGGCACAGTCGGACAAAAGAAAACTATTGTCTGCACTGTTTATGCTGGAGATGCAGTTATTACTCCTGACAACTTAGCGAATGGCACAACCATCACGCTAAACGCTGTCGGAGATGCTTGTGATATAATCTTTTTAGGGACAGAATGGTGGGTGACCAATTTATACGGCACTGCAGCCTTAGCCTAAGAAATTAACAACTTAATATTGATAAGATACTCTGGGGAGAATAACTTCTCCTCAGGAATAACTTATTAATTTAAAAAACAAATTTATGTATGACACAAATCTACAGAAAGCCGATATAGATTTTGCAACAAGCGGTGACCACACAGTCATTGAAGCTCCAGCAAACGGATATATCGCTATTGACCACATTAATTTTTTGCCTAATTCAGCTGTTACAATTCAGCTAAAACAGGGAACAGATAATTACGGTGGTGCTTATTATTTAAACAATCAAGCATTCACACTAGAAAATGCTATGATGAATTATAAAGGCGTTATAACTTTACTTCCTGGAGAAGCATTTGTAATTAATACTGATGCAGCTGTTCAGATTAGCGGATTTGTTCGCTATAGAGTTGTAATTTAATATTATGTTAACTGGAAAACGCAGGGTAAATAAGAATAAACTTCTAAAAAATAACAGCTTAGAAGATAAAAAAATTATTATAGAAAATTATAATGATTCTATTGCTAAGCTGAAAATTGAAGAAGAAAAAATGATTAGGAAAAATAATGATTTGTCATTTTCTATAACTGAAAAGAACAAAAGAATTTCAGAGTTCTTAGGTATTAAGAAGAACATTGAAAGAATACATTCTGAAAATGTTGATATTTTCAAAAAAGAACTTAAAGATTTAAAAAAGAAAATAGAATTTAATAAAAATCATCTTGATACTCTTGAGCGTTTTATTCCCATAAAGGAACTCAAAGAAGAAAGCCTAATAAATAGTATTTCAGAATTAGAAGATAAAAAATTAAAGTTACAGAAAGAAATCAAAGATATTGTTGAAAATTATAATCGGGAGAAGATTTTAGCAGATAATAGGTTATTAGAAACTCTAAACAAATTAGCGGAAGCCCAAAACGAACTATCTAGATTAAGAGAAGATATTGAATCAGTAAAGGAAGTTCTGAATAACTTTACCGAAAAAGCAGTTATAGAAAATAAAATATTAAGTAGACGCCAAAAAGATTTGGGTATTTATGAAAAAAGATTAAGAAATAGATATCCAGATAAAATAATTAATTTATAAATATATGAGTTATATTGCCGCAGAGGGCGAACAATCTACAAGTGCAGAAATATTGACTCTTACTAATTTGTCAATATTGCCAGCATCTGGAACAGGTCAATTCTTAAGAAAAACTGGATTAGATACATTTGAGAATGCAACTCCATCAGAAATAGGGTTAGGAACTGTGACAACAGTCTCAGTTGTATCTGCAAACGGACTTGCTGGCACTGTAGCCAATGCAACCACAACGCCTGCTATAACGCTTACAACTACAATTACAGGACTTCTAAAGGGTAATGGAACTGCTATTAGTGCTGCTAGTGATGGAACTGATTATCTATCTTCAACAACTGGATTAAAATTAGATCAAACATCTTCTCAAATAATAGTAAATGGTCAACCTATTTGGAATACTCTTACAGCTTCTGAATTGGTATCTATGGATGCTAATAAGAAGTTACAAAGTTTACCAGTTGCTAACTACCCATCATTAACTGAATTAAGTTATGTTAAAGGCGTAACATCAGGTATTCAGAGCCAGTTAAATGGTAAACAAACAAGTATGGGTGCCGATGATAATTATGTTACTAACGCGGAAAAGGTTATAATCGGAAATACCTCAGGCACTAATACAGGGGACCAAGACGGTAGTGATATAACTTTTACTCCTTATGGAGATATCGCGGCAACTAATGTTCAAGATGCTATTGAGGACTTAGATGATGAAAAGCAACCGCGTAACGCAGAACTCACTGCTTTAACCGCAATGACTAATCCGGCAGGAAAGATAGAAACCCCCCCCACTTCCACTGTAACATCAGTAGCTTCTAAAGGAGGAGTATTAAGGAATATAGACGGAGCGGTGGGAGATACGGCAATAACTACTGACGGTTGGATAGAAAATGAAAAATTTGGCGTTTATGTTGACGGTATTGCTAATAATTGGAGTGCTGAATTTGATAGTGCTGTAACTAAAACTGGGAGATTAACTGTAAAAATTTCTACTGACGCTACTGGTAGGGCGCATGTTTATATAGGTGGTTTAGGGACAAATTTATCTTCCCTAAATAAAAATGCTTTTCCAGTAAAGCCAAATACTACTTATAGATTACTAATAGATATAGCAGGAATAAATCTTAAAGACGGAACATACGAAGATTTAATAATTAAAACATTTAGTTCTAACGGGACTGCCGGTGCTGTTGCTAAAATGAAGTTCGCAGATGTATCTACTTATAATTTTAAGATATTTGATTTGTTAATAACGACTGACGCTAATTCCGCTTTTGCTGTTATTCAGTTAGCATTAGATACAGCAGGAAATGCATCAATTGCTAACATTGATATAAATTCAATATCTTTTCAAGAAGTTCACCCCGACACCACCTCCGTCACTTCTCCTGTTCAAATACAAGGAGCTGTTCAAGCGATTACTTCAACAGATAATATTGACCAGTCTTTAGACCCAACAGGTGCTTATGCTAATACTTATGCTCTAACTAACGCTATAAATGAGGGAGCAACACATATTAAGACTTTTACTCCGACTAAAAAACATATAGCCAAAATTGGTGTTTGGTGCGTAGCGAAAGGAACTGGAAATTGGAGTTTATGTGTTCACGATAGTTCAAACAATATAATAATGCTGGCTTCAATAACTAACGCTTCTTTAGTTGAGGGAGCTTTTAATTATTTTGATACTGGTGGACTTTGGTTATCTGGTAATTATCACTATCACGTTTATTCAAGTATTGCAGATGGAACTTGTAAAGCTAACACCTCAAACGATTTAGAAACTGCTTCTTATATTGAAAAATATGTTAAAAAATCAGAGGGTGCGACTCTAATTTGTAATGGAATTGAAACCAATTTAATAGCAGATAAAGATGGCTTTCTAAATAATTCAATAATTGACTTAGATAAAGGAAAGTTTAATTTTTATAGCACAATATCTGAGCAAAACGATGTTAGAGCTTCAAATGTTTTTTCTTCAACAAGAAGTATTATACTTGATACTATACATAATTATTCAATGTCTGGCACTTCGTTTACCATAAAAGTAAATACCGCATTGCCTATAAAAAATCTAAAAGTTCAAGGACAAACAAGTGGGGCTGGAGGTTCAGAAGTTATGACAATGGCAGTTTCAAAAGATAATATTGTTTATACAGACATTGATGCTTCAACTGCTGGTGTTGACAAATTACTATCTGGAACGCCTACTAATTTGAATGGACAAAATATATTTTATTTAAGATTTACTCAATCTGGCGGAGGCACTACTTATGTCGGAACTATTACTATTGAAGCCGACCTCGACACCTCCGCTATCCCTCGTGGGCTTATCTATCCTCTTGCTACAAATCAATTCTCTGATAAGTGGACTGCAACTGACACCGTTCTCTCTTATGTTTATCGTAAAGCTAAATACACTAACGAATACGGAGTAGTAATGCCTGCGATTGAACTTAACAGTGGAGCAACAGGAGCTGGAGATACTTTAGGCTTTATTCCTTTTAAGATAGATAACTCCCAAGAAACAACCCCAAGTGTTAAAATCCTTACCACTTCAGGCATTGCTTCTGATACGGTTTTAGACGCTGATGACGAATATGTCGCCTTATCAAGTGGTGCGACTTACGGCAAGGTTGACTTCCAAATTGGACAAGGAGCTTCTTGCGACCCTATCACAAAAAATATCTTATACCTTTCTTCTAACGCTGAAAGTGTAGACTCCACCCAAGACCCATCACATCAAGCAACTTTTACTTATGGTATTAAAAATCAAGGCGTAGCAGAAAATGTAAAAGACTTAGGACTTGAAACCCAAAAGTTAAGACAAGAATTTGCTGAAACCAAACAATATATCAGAAACAGTTCAAACATTATCGGCTTTGACTCTGGAACAACTGACGCTTACTCTATCACAGTATCTGATTTTGACGGCTATAAGGTTGGACTATCAGTTCTATTTAAGGCTAATACAGTAAATACAGGAGCTTGCACCCTTAATATAAATGGTATGGGAGCAAAAGCGATTGTAAAGGGAATAACCACCGCCTTATCTGACGCTGATATTTTAGCTTTAATGTGGTGTCAATTGGTTTATGACGGAACGAATTTCGTTATTCTTAATCCGAGGGCTTTATAATTAACTAAATTAATAATAAATCTATGAACAAGCAAGTTTTTAGTCCTAATTGGACCATAATTAAACAAGATTTAAAAAAAGTAGCAATTGGTGCAGGAATTGCATTATTAGGTGCTTTAGCAACTTATTTAGAGGGTTCTATACCAAATATTGATTTTGGTCAATGGACTCCTATTATTGTTGCTTTTAATTCAGTTTTAGTAAATATCATCCGTAAATTCGTTGTTTCAACAGTTTATGTAAATTAATCTTATGACTGAAGACCAAAATACAATCGCAAATCAGGTTCAAACTGAAAGTATTGTAAAAAAAATCCTGACATCAGAAGTCAAGTATGCTATTGGCATAGTTATGTTTTTGGTTGGAGTTGTTGCTCCTTATTATGATATTAAACAGGATGTGGCACTCATAAAGCAAAACCATTATGCTCATATTGAGTCTATACAAAAAGAAATATTAGAGATTAAACAAGCACAATTAAGGAATGAGGATACAGTTATTAAACTAATGGAAAAAATATCAGAGTTAAAATATATGAAGTAATATGAAAATAATATTTCAGATAATTTGGGATGTGATTGCTTTATATGGATTGTTTATAATTGGAACTCAGGTTTATTGGTTGTTGACTTATGAATGGTGTTTATTTTAAATATTTATGAATGATGAATTAAAAATAGAATATAATGGAGTAATACTGCCATATATATCTCCAATTTCAATGGAGTTTGGCGGAATGACTACTGTTGAAAAGATAGAAGTTTTTACAGAAGGAAATGCAATTCCATTTTTGCCTGCCTTTAAAGGACAATCAAGCGTTTATTTTGATACTTGGGGATGCGTTAGTCATAGTTTTAATAAAGGCGTTAGAACTTATTTAAAGGCTCGTTATAATTTAGATTACGATTTTGCAGATAGAGATTTAGTTGTTTTATCAGGAACTAAAATTGGAACAGGAAATAGTGGAAGCAATGTTTTAGATACAGCACAAATCAAAAGTCTAGTCCCATTTGAATTTGAAAATTGGGATATGAAAGATAGAAATCCAGAAAATACAGCAGAGAAATATTATGCTTATGCAAGAGTTCCAGAAGCCCAACCAGAAGCAGATAAAATTAATAATGAATACGAAATCTTAGGAGAATGGGTCGGAAGGGAAAATTGGGAAGAAGCTTCTAAATACGGCTCTTTACAAGTTTATGTAAACGCTTGGTATAAAGACGAAAATGGAGAATATTTTAATCCAACAGGAAGATATACGCACGCTTTAATGATTGCAAATTATAAAACAAGACAAATAACCGATACATACGAACCAGAATTAAAAACAATCAGGTCTTGGAACGATGCTTATTATTGGGCTTTAAAAATAACTATAATTAAAAAAACTATGACTAAACCTATAATTGAAAATAATACATTAGTTCAGTTAACTGGAGATAATGAAGCAGGAAGCGGTCAATTTGGACTATTCTTAGATGGCAATATATTGGTTGGAGGAGTCGCTGAATTGCTTGCTACATTTTATATGAGAAACAATGGAAATACAATAGGAAAAACTAAACCACTTAACAGGGCTCAGTGGAATTTGTTTAACAAAAAGAGTTTGTAAAATGGTTAATTAAAAAAGGAGGTTAAAATGATTGTTCTTTGGAAAAACAAACTTTGGAAACTTGAAATGCCTTATATGCTATTTCAAAGTCTTCAAAAAGACAAATCACCTAGAGAAGTTAAGATTGAAGAACTTACTCCCTCAATGTATAAAGAGGAAAAGAAAGTTCCAATCTGCGAACTAGAGGATTGGTCTGTCGCTAGAAACCTATGTGCCTTAGGGCGAAACTAAGTTTGGCGGAACTCTAAACCGCCAACTTTATAATTAAGTATTTTAAATATGTCACCAATTAAATTAGAGCGTCAAGAGTGTATTATTTATAGTCGTGTTGTTGGTTGGTTGACACCAGTTAAAAATTATAATCCTGGAAAGGCTCAAGAGTATAAAGATAGGAAATTTTTTAAAATAAAAGGTAATTAAAAAAATATGATAAATATAATTCCAAAAGTTTTGGTTAAAACAGGCGAAACTATAGGGAACGAGGTCTATATAAGTTTTCCAGAACTTGATACAAATAAAACATTTTTAACAACAGACTATGCAGCAGGTGTTTCTGGTTTTGCTATTGAAAATGGTTTAAAACTTGCAGATGGACAATACATAGTTGTAAATAACAGGGGAAACAATAAAGCAGAATTATTACAAATAAACGGAACGCCAACAGCGACTGCTTTAGTTTTAGCTTCAGTTTCAAGTCATCCGCACAACAGGGGTGAAAAAATACAATTCATTCCATTTAACCAAATAGAGATATACAGCTCAACTGATGGGGTAACTTATTCTTTGTTAACGACTGTTGATATAAGAGTTGATGAAGACGAAACATTTCACAATGATACAACTGGAACTGCTACAACTTATTATAAGATAAGGTTTAAAAATTCAACTAACTCAACTTATTCAACATATTCCGACCCAGTATTAGCAACTGGTTATACAGCAAATTCGGCAGGGCAATTAATTCAAACAGCCCTTTCCGATTTAGGATTAGAAATTGACGGAAAGATGATAACAAAAAGATTTCTGTTTGATGCTTTAAATGAAGGTCGTAGAGAAATTGACGAAGATAAAAGTATTATAAGGTGGTCTTTCAGAAGTGTTTTTAACCATAATCTTTATTCAATTATTCCAGGTCAATATAAAGTTGCTGTTCCAACTGACCTTAGAGACCCAGCAACAAACAAAAATATAATTGGTATAAGGGTCGGAAGAGAAAAAAGACCTTGTTTATATTTTGATGAAGAAGCGTTTGATAATGCTTATATGAGCACTTATCATACAACTCTTAATGGGGCGGTTTTAACAGCAGATACTTCAATAATTTTAAGCGATAGTGGTGATTTTGATGAAAGTGGAAGCATAGATATAGCAGGCGAAGAAATTGATGAAGAAATTGATAGTGTTGCTTATACAGCTAATACAGAAACAACTAACACAATAAGCGGAGTGACAGGAATTAGGGCTGCAGGGCATTCAGATGGAGTTGATGTTTGGCAAAATGCTAACTTTGGATTACCAGTTAATTATACAGTAAAAGATGGTTATATTTACTTTGCCCAACCATTCGCAGATGATTATGCAGGCGAAAGCGTATTCCTTGACTATTATAAGAAAATAACTGATATTAATTCAGACTCAGACGAATTAGACGAGCCATTTTACAACATATTTATTTCATTTTTAAGATTTAAGATAAAACAGAAAAAAGATAAAGATTTAGATTGGAAAAATGATATAGATTATATAAAGTGGTTAGATATGAAAAATGCTCAAATTGAAAAAGAATATTTTGGACAAAAGATAAGAATTAATATTGACTTACCATAACAATATGGCAAAATTACAAAAAATACCATTACCATACTATACTGAAGGAATTATACGCCCTGCAGCAATAGACGAGATAGTTTCTTTGCCAGCCAGTCTTAGTTTAGCTGTAAACCTTGATTTTGACCGAATAGGAGCTCTTCAGACAAGAAATGGAACAACCATCGTCGGAAGCGAAATCGTTGCTACAACTCCAATTTTGGGCTTACACAACCATATTAACAATGCAGGAACAACTTACAGATTATTAGCTAAAGTTGGAACAGCGGTATATGATTTTAACGGAACTTCTTGGACAGCAAGAAGAACTGGATTAACAGCTTCAAGCAAAGCAAGATTTACATCTCTGGTTGATTATACTTTTATGGTTAACGGAAATGCAAATCAGGCTTGTGCTTCTTATTCTGGCGGTTCTTTTGGTTCTGTTAATGTAGCAGATTTGCCTGCAGGAGATTTTATTGAAAATTATCGTTCAAGGATATGGATAGCTGATAGTTCTGATGACAAACTTTATTATACTGATGTTGTAAATACAGATGGAACTATAAGCGGTGGAACAAGTTTTATACAGATAAGTCCTCAAGATGGAGATAAAATTACAGGATTAAAAAGAAGCAATAATGCCCTTTTAGTATTTAAGAAAAATCATATTTATAGAGTTTACAGCGTTAATTCTACTGACCCTGACCCATTTATTAATGTTGGAACATACAGCCACGAAAGTATAATTGAAACAAAAGATGGAATATTCTTTCATTCTCCAAAGGCTTTTTATCATTATTCTGAAACCCCATTAGATATCAGTAAAAAAATTATTGATATAGTTGAAGCAATACCAAGAACTAACTGGGAGAATGTTTGTGCTTGGGAAGATGGTGACCACATTTATTGGTCAATAGGAGATATAACATTAGATGGAGTTTCTTTATCAAATATAGTTTGTAGATATACAATATCAAAACAGCTTTGGACTTTATCAAGTTATCCATTTGAAATTAGAAGTGCTTCTAAATATGATAACGGAACAACTCTTGTTAATGTTGTCGGAAGCAGTTTAGGAAAAGTTTATACATTTGACTCAGGAACAAGTGATGATGGAGAGCCAATATTCTATAACGCTGAAACTCAATTTTACTATTTTACTAACGCAAAATCAGATAAGAAAGACATTGATGAAATCGTTGCTTTATTTGAAAATGCCCAAGGTGCTCAAGTTAGTTATAAAATAGACGATGAAAGCACAGAAACTTGGCACCCAATCGGAGAATTAAAAGATGATATAACACAAACATTAATTGTTCAAGCTAAAGATTTTGTTAGGATAAAGTTTAAGTTAGACGGAAATATAATTGGAAATAAATTAATTTTTAGAGGTTTTGAAATATTAAGTTCAAGTAATTATGACATTTGAGGAATTAGGTGTAAACAATTTATTAAATAAAGATGATGTTGTCAAAAATGATGACAATGCCGTTATTTATCCAAGCAGTCTATCTTTAATGCCTAGTTCTGAAGTTCAAAGCACTAATTTATCATCAGGGGAATTAATTGGAGATTTATTAGTTAGTGATGGATTTATAAGAAGTTTTAATTATGAAGCTGGTGTTTCTGGATGGACTATTAATGCCGATGGTTCAGTTGAATTTGAAAGTGGTTATTTTAGGGGAGATATTACAGGTGCCACAGGAACTTTTTCTGGAACAGTTAATGTTGGTTCTTTAAATATACCTGACGCAACAACAGTTTCTTCTTTTCACATAGATACAAATGGCAACGCTTGGTGGGGAACTAATGTTGCTACTGGTTATGCGACTGCACCTGCAAGTATATTAGCGAATGGCGTAGCTAAATTTACTTCAGCTACTATTGGCGGTTGGTCTGTTAACTCAACATCTATTTATACTGGGACTGAAGACCATAATGGATATACAACAAATGCTGGTGATATGACACTTTATTCAAATGGTTCAGATGCCTCAATACACGCTAAAAACTTTTATATTGATACAAGCGGAAATCTTACTTGCACTTCAGCAACAATAACTGGCTCTTTAACCACAAGTTCAGGCTCTTCTTTAGACGCTCAATATATTTCAAGTAGCACAATAGTAAATACTTTAACAATGGGAAGTGCTGGAACAACAGGCTATATCCAAAGTTATGGTTGGGATGGTTCAGCTACTGGATTTCAATTAAAAGGAGGTTCTTCACCAGCGTTAACAATTATTGGTGGGACTATTACTAGCGGAACAGTTCAAACAAGTTCAAGTGCTAACACTGGAATTAAAATGACTTCTAGCGGTTTAACAATGCACGGACAGGATATTTTGGTATATTATGGTAGCACTTCATACGGTAAAATAGGTGCGACAAATGGTTATTTTGGTCTTGAGTCAGTTAGCAATAGAAATATAAAAATTAAAACAGATAGCGGAACTACTTATTTTGATGTTTCATCTGGGGCAGGTATAGCACCTTTGACGAGCGGACAAGGAAACTGTGGACTATCTTCGCAATACTGGGCAAATATATATTCAAATAATTATAATTTTTCTACTTCTTATTTAAATTATGAAAATAGTGCAATAGCTACTCATACTCATTTTCAACCAAGTAGCGGAAGAAGTTATAATTGCGGAACAGCATCTTATATGTGGTCAAATGTTTATTCTGATGCTTATCAAGTAACAAAATCAGGATATACAACAAAATACATAACAATGAATACCAGTAATAATTTAGAAATAAATACTGGTTTATATGTTGGTGGAACTTTAAGTAAGTCTGCTGGTTCTTTCACTATTGACCATCCATTAAAACCAGAAACTCACTGGCTTAACCATTCCTTTGTAGAAAGTCCAGATATGTTAAATATTTATAGAGGAAATGGGCAAATATTAGAAGGAGAATGTGAAATAAATATGCCAGATTGGTTTAGTCCTTTAAACGGAGAAATAAAAGATGATTATAGCTACCAATTAACAAGTATTGGTCAGCAAAATAATTTATGGGTGAAAGAAGAAATGATTAATGGAAAAGTTATTTTTGCTGGAGAAAAAGATGGCAAATTTTCATATATTATAACAGCTATAAGGCACGATAAATATGCTGAAGAAAATAGAATTAAAGTTGAAGAAGAAAAAGATGCTGAAAAGAAACAACAATATAAGGATAAAATAAAATTAAAAAATAAATAATATGGCATTAATAACGATGAAAAAACCAGACGGTCAAACAATGAATATAGAAGAAACTAGCCCAATTAAAGCTATGCTTTTAAATCAGGGCTGGGCTCAAACTTATAATGAACAAAAAACAAACGAAACATTAAATAATCAAACCCCAAATAAATCTAATTTGCAAAACACAAATATAGCAACTGCTAATCCAAATGCCGTTGCTAATGTTAATTATATTAATGCTTTGTATAAAGAAGCTTACAACAGAAATGCCACTCAAGCAGAACTTGATAAATTTGCTGGGAGAACAGTAAAAGATGCTTCAAATATTATTTTAGGTCAAGCAAGAAGTCCTTTTGCTGGCAATGTTTCTAATATTACTCAACCTATTCAACCAGAAATTACAGAAGAAACTCCAGCTCAAGATTTTTCAGCATATGATAATATAATAAATAGCGACCCATTTTTAACAGAGCAATTTCAAGATGAAAATATAAAATCACAATTTTCTAAAATGTCTCCAACTCTACAAATGGCTTATTTGCAAATGATGCAATCACTAGGCAAAACGATTGAAGCTGGTAAGGTTATTAATCCAAATATTGAAATTACACCTGAAAAAATACAAGAATTTACAAATCAAGCTACTTCAGAATTAGACCCCTATTATCAGGAACAAATTAATAATTATAAAAAGGATTTAGAAACCTCTATTTCAAGGTTAAAAGAAGATTTTAGCAAAGGAGTAAGAAGTGCTGAAGAGCCATTTAAAAGAAATCTTGCAGCTGCAGCTGAGTCAGAAGCTCAAGCAGGTTTAACTTATGGCAGCGAAAGAGCTGTTAGAGAAAAAACAAATATACAAGGTCAACAGGACTTAATAGATGAAAACGCTTTAAAAGTTTCAAGATTAGCAGAAGATGCCTACAAACAGACAGAAAGAACATTAGGAAGCGATGTTTTAAGTGGTGTTTCTATGCCAAGTTTAGAAAATTACAATGTTAGCAAACAAGGTTTTACTGAAGCAGGCTTAAGAAATCTCTATACTCCTCAAGGTGGATTAGTTGGAAGTTTACAAAAAGAAAGAACAACAAATATAAAAGGCAGAACTAGCGAACTTGAAGAAGCTTATCGCCAACAAAGAATATTAAATACTAGTCAATTATAATAAAAAATATATGGCAAAACTCACAAGACAAATAGATGGCACTTATCTAACTGAAGACAATAAAAATGTTGGAGATTTAGATATGGCTTATTCAAGAGGAAACCCAACTGATTTGGCAAATGTTCAGTATGCTCAAGATAAATATGGATACACTCCAAAAACAAATACTGCAGGTGCTAATACTGGCTTAGAAACTCAAACAAATCTGCCAACAACTCCTTCACTTGTTCCTGCAGGAGTTCCTGAACCAACAGAAGAAGCTGATATTTTTAATCTTTTGACAAGAGATGCTTTATTAAAGTTTCAAGGAGTAAATACTGCGGATTTAGAAAAGAAAAAAAGAGCCTTACAAATGACTGCTATAGGGAAACAATCAGAAATTACTCCTGAAGATTTAAGAACATTCAGCCCAGAACAACAGGCTTCAATTCGTTCTGGGAATATAACAGCATTACAACCTGAATTTGATGAAGTTTCATATCAGTTAAATAAAGCACAACAAGCAACAGCTAATTTTGAAAGTGTTTATGAAAAAGTAATGGCTATAAGCCAAGATTATGCAGCTAAAATGGTTGCACCTGAAAGTGTAATTGAAAACTATAAAAAGTTAATTGAAGCCGACCCAAGCAATATAAATACTTATTTGGCAAAGGTTAACGACAAAACAAGAGATGCTATACTTCAATCTTTAGATTATGATAAATTAAGGGTTACAGATGAAGACTCTAATAAATTATTATCGCCAACTGAAGCTGCAGCGTTAAATGTTCCATATGGAACCACAAAGGGTCAAGCTGCAGCGATGGGTATAAGCCCTAAATCTGTTTTAACTGGTGTTGAAAAAATAAGGGCGGAAATAGATTTATCAAAACAATTTGAATCTTTAGTTAAAGATACTAGAAGTGCACAAAGACAAATTGGTATTATGGAAGAGGGCTATAATGCAGCAGTCCAAGCTGGTTTAGACGGAACAAGCAACAATGCCCCATCTCAAGCTGTTCTCGTTACTTTCCAGAAATTGCTAGACCCAACTTCTGTTGTTCGTGAGTCTGAATATGCAAGAAGTGGTGACGGTCAATCAATTTTACAAAGAATGCAAGGAACAGTAGAGAAACTTGAAAGAGGTGGTGCAGGTGTAACCCAAGCTGAATTAAAGAATTTCTATGACTTGTCTCAAAAATTATTAAATGGGTATGAGTCAGAACAGCTTAACTTCGCCAAAAGATTAAAAACTCAAGCGGATAATTATGGCTTAAATCTTGAAAATATAGTGACGCCAGATGTTTTAAGGTTATTAGAAGAGTCAGAAACAACAACTGATATAAAAGGCTTTAATTATTACAAAGAACTTTATCCAAATGCTCCAGATGAAGAAATACAAGCCTTAATAGATAAATACAGTTTTAATTCGGTTGGTGGCGACACGGAATTAGCCACTTCAATAGCTTCTATTCCAGACGGAGAAAAGGGAGGTCAATGCGGAAGATTTGTTAATAATTTGACTGGATTAGGCGTTGGAGATAGTTATGAGTCTAAATTACAAAAAATGGACCCAAATATAAAATGGCCAGAACCTGGAATGGTTTTCGTTATGCCTTTGACAGGAGAATATGAACCCTATGGTCATACTGGGGTTATAATTGGGATTGAAGGAGATAAGGCAATAGTTAAAGACTCCAACTGGGGTAAAGATGAAAAAATAAAAACTCATACAATTCCTATATCAAAAATGACAGGGTTTAGAAGTTTAATATAATAAAAATATGGACAAAATAGAATTAGAATTACAAAAAAAATACGGAACTCCACAAAATACGATAGACCCTATACAAGTGGAATTGGAAACTAAATATAAACAGCCAATGACTATAACAGGTCAAGCAAGCCAAACAATGACTCCTCAAAAAGAGCCTGATTTTATAGATAAAGTTGGAGAATTTGGTTCACAGGCAGGTCGCTCTATTTGGAGAACATTAGGAGAAGTTTCAAATCTTGGAGAAAAAATGTTACAAGCCCCATTAAAATTATTTGGAGCAAAGTTTGATGAAAAAACTTCAGCAGAAAAACTTTTGCCAGAAGGACTAATAAGAAAAGGTGAAACAAAAACAGAAAAAGCTGGAGAGGTTTTTGGTCAGACTGTTCAATATTTAACTCCAACTGGGCTTGAAAAGGCAGGTGTAAAACTTGCAACTAAAATTGGAACAAAAATAGCATCAGGAGGTATTTTAGCTAAATTATTAGGGCTTTCTTCAAAGATGATAGCAAGCGGTTCAGATTTAGCGATAAAAACAGCTTTAATGGGCGAAGATAAAGAAGAAGTAAAACAAGCTGGTATTCTTGGTGCTGCAGCAGTTCCTGTAATTGGAACATTAACTAAAGTTGGAAGTGCTGTTACAAAATTATTACCAGAAAAATTATACAATTCAATGTTTAAAGTCGCCAAAGATGATATTGCAGCTTATTTTAGAACAGTCGCAAATGGTAAAGAAATTAATCCAACATTAGCACAAGAATTATTAGAAAGAAAAGTGTTCGGAAGTGCTGAAAATATGGCTGTATATTCTTTGAATAAATTAGATGGTTTAGAAAAAGCTGTTCAAAACTTTATTAAAGAAGCCCCAGCAGGCGTGCCAAGAGTAATAAAAATTGACAATAAGAATGCTTATGTTAATTTAATTGAAACTATAAATAAGTATTTTAAAGGGAGTATTTTTTCCCAAAGGGCAAAAGAAGCTTCTGGATTAGTATCTGAATTGAAATCTTATAAAAATGAAATACCAATGGACTTAGCGTTGAACATAAGAAGATTTTTAGACAAAATGAGAAATACTTCATCTTTTAAACTTGATACAAAATTAGCCCCAAAGCAAGAAGAATATAAAGTTGCAGCAGACCAGTTAAGGTCTAAATTATCAGATGCTGGGTTAGGTGATTTAATGAATGAAGAAAGAATATTTATTAAAGCATTTGATGCTCTTGTTGATGACGCTGTAAGGCGTGGGAATAAGAATGTCCTTAGTTTAACAGATGCAATTTTAGGTGGTGGCGGTATAGCTACTGGTTTAACAGGTCCAGCATTGGGAGCTATGGCTGCATATAGGGCTTTCCAAATGCCAGCTAGTTTAACTGGAGTTGCTCAAGGTTTATACCAAGCTGGAAAAGTTGGAGAAAAAACCATCTTGCCATTATTACAATCTTCACCTAAATTAATTCAACCTATAATTAATCAAAAATAATATGTTTGACGGAATTTTAATTGGAATTTGCGTTGTTCTTTTTCCTTTGATTTTTGAATAGTATGAATTATAATTTACCAAATCCATTTTTACCTAAGCAGTCAAATAAAGACCAGCCACTTTTTGTTAGTGCCAAAAAAGAAGAAAAGGATAATTCAATTTTGCCTAAATTAAAAAATCTTTGGACTAATCTAATTAAAAAAGAAGAACCTAAAAAAGAAATAGTTAAAGAAAAAAAACTTCCACTTATAACAAGAATATTGCCTTCTAATGTTCTTAAAACACAAGAACCTACAATGCAACCAGTATTGAACAAAGAGTTGCCTGCAGCCATTGTAGAGCCTGCAAGACCTATTACAAATCAAATAAGCGATGACCAAAGAAATAAAGTAATAGCTACTATTATTGGCGAAGGAATTGGCGAGGGGGAATTAGGAATGCAAGCTATTTTAAACAATATAGTTAGTAGGGCGGAAAAAGGTTACAGGGGTGGAAATTTATTTGAAGTTGTTTCAAGCGGAAATGGTGCTCAATATAATGCTTTCAGCGTTAATGACCCAAATTACAAACAAACACTAGATTACTTAAGGGGAAAAAGCGATGCTTCGCCTGCAATAAAAGAAGCGACTGAATTTATCAAATCGCTTCTTGAAAAATACGATAAAGGTGAGTTGGAAGACTTAATCATTGGTAATATGAATTACTTAAACCCATCAATAACAACTGAAAGGGGAAAAGAATTGTCAGGCTTTAATAAAAGAGATAAAAGTAAAGATATTGTAATAGGAAATCACGTGTTTTGGAGCAATTAGTTATCCCAAATAAACCCATTTCCAAAATGACCCCATTCAGCAGTTTTCTGATATATGGGGTTTTTTAGTTTTAAAGATTTAATTATACCTTTTGGAGTAAGGTCATATTCTTTAATTTCCATTTCAAACCATTTGTCAAGTTTTCTAACAGAAGCTGTTGCCATAACAGGTTCAGGAATACCTATTGAGTAAGCTAATTTAACAATAACTTCGGAAGCTTCGGAAAACTTTTTAAGATAATCAACGGCAATTTTACGAGCCATATATGCACCGCTTCTGTCAACCTTGCTTGCATCTTTCCCTGAAAATGCCCCTCCGCCGATTGGAATTTGAGGTCCATAATTATCAACAGCTAATTTGCGACCAGTTAAACCTGTATCTGCATCAAACCCGCCTTGGCTCCAATCGCCTGCTGGATTAGCATAAATTGACATTTCTTGATGTAAAAACTTTTTTCCAGATAACCATTCTAAAATTAATTTTGTTAAAGTTTCATTATCAACATTGCAAAAACTTGCAACAACATCAGTTATTACCATATCTTTATCTAAAGTAATCTGGGTTTTTCCATCTTCTTGATGTTTTTCGTAAATATATTTAGCCAAGCTTCTTGCTAAATATAGTTCTTGCGGTATCATTTCTTCATTTTCTCTGCAAGCGTATCCAACCATTATACCTTGGTCACCTGCACCACCTGTATCAACTCCGCTTGAAATCTCTGGACTTTGTTTAACAATATTCGTTTGTATGCCATACCTATCTCCAACAATGCTGCGAACTATTTCAGGAACATTGACGTAAGCCTTTGTTGTAAGTTCTCCAGTGATTGTTATTAAATTGTGACCGCCCATAGTTTCAATAGCTACTCGGCTATCTTTGTCTTGTTCTAAGCAAGCATCTAAAATTGCATCACTAATTTGGTCGCAAACCTTATCAGGATGCTTTGGTGTTACGCACTCGGCTGTTTTTAACATAGTTTTATTTATTATAGTAGTCTTTAATTAGTTGCTTAACTTCATCAAGAGCAGAGTTATAGGCGTAGGCACTCTCAAACTCCTCCGAACCTTTATTATGATAAACTTCTCTAGGTTCTGGCAACATCTTAATCAACTCCTCCTCATCGTGTTTGCGGAGGTCAGAGATGAGTTGTTTTAGCTCTCTTTCAATCATCTCAGTTTTGAGACTAACGGGGTTTTCTGTGTGGAAGCTACCGTTGTCATTGGCGTATTTGTAAGCTAACCCCTCTAAGTTATTTGTTGTTGGTTGTGGCATAATGATTAATATTTAATACGATTTTACTTATTAAATCTGTCAAATGTTCTCGCTCATCCTCTAGTTCGTTTTTTCCAAGATATCTGTATGTCGCCTTTGTATAAAGTGGGTCTGTAATTATGTGGCAAAGTTCGTGGACTATTTGATAACGTAAATCTTTTAATTCATTTTTAAGAAATGATTTGACCACTTTATTATTATAAATAATAGAAGTATCTAAATACGGATAATGAAGTCCGCACTCTAAATAGTTAACTTCTTTGTCATATTTAACATTAATAGAGTTTCTCTCTAAAAACATAATAGGAGTAAATTCTTTAATAACCGATAAAATAAATTCTTCTAATTCTTTATTCATAAATTTGGCTTAAATTCCCTTTCTAATAAATACCCCCTTAGAACCGTGAACCCAATGCCATAAACCATTTTTTTCTTCGTCTTTATCGGGACAAATACATTTTTGTTCTACTGAAAGTTCGTAATGAAGTCTATCATCTATATAACAATCTCCATCCATTGGTTCGCTTTTAGCACCACATAATAGCTCTCCAGTTTTACGCCATCTTATACTCATACACTATCTAATTAATTTATTAAATCTCTCCTCCTATTGTGTCTTCTTGTTAGATAGTGGCATATTATTCATATTTATTGCTTTCTGACCATTTATTAAAAGTAATTATTGATTCCTCCGTTCTTTCACATTTTTTACAATATCTGCGTGCGAAAAATGTTTTAACTCCCCAAATAGATATTATATGCCAGTTGTGTTCGCATTTTCCTTTCATATACATTTCTCCAGTATTATACTGGGTTAGTAATTTTTAATAATGTTACTTTTCCATTTTCTGAAATTATATAGTCATCAAGAACTTCTATTTCTCCTACTTTTTGAAACCCAGCAAACACCGAATAGAAGTTTTTTCTTTCTGTTGGCTCTACTTCTATAGAACTACTAAGAAGATAATGGCTAGAAATTTCAGCTAAAGTATCTTCTATGCTATCGTTATATAAGCCCTTAGAGCATTCTATTTCTACCTTTTTATTGATTTTATTCCTACCAAGGTCTATCAGCTTGATATTTATAATTGTTTTTTCCATACATATTATCCCCCTAAGTATTAACTTATAGTGGGGAGTTAGTTATTAAAATAAAAGTCCTTAGTTTTCATTTTAAGCTGTTATTATTTCTCCATTTGTTATAAATCCGTGCCAACCACAACCGCCTCTTTCTTTGCTCCTTAAAATAGACGGAGTTAAAGTTAGATTTTCAAAAGTTTCTCCAGTTCTTTGCCAATAAATATGATTGGGATATGGTTTGCCTCCGTCCAATGGGTTATTAAACATAACAACGCATTCTTTATTATGTTCTTCGTGTTCTTTACCACACGGACAATTAAAGACTAAAGCAACCCCCTCCCTTAATTCAGATGGTGAGCCATCCGTATTAAATACATTTTTTCCACCACTACCTATAAATCTTGGATTTAGTTCGGTTAACTTCATATCTTTATATCTTATTATTTAATCCCTGTTTGATTGGGGGGGGGGAATTAGTTAATCTCAACTGTTATTTTTTTGCCTTCCAATAAAACCTTTAAATCCTTAACTATTTCTTGCTCAATTTTATCTTTTATCCCAGACAAGAAAAGTTCTTCATATCTTTTTCTTGAATACTCATTTTTGAAGTCATTATCAATTTTTTCTTTAATTGCCTCACTGAGATATTCTTTTTTATCTAAAGTCTTTGATAACTCTAATGCTACTTTAGACTTATTATCTTCAATATATTTATTTACTATTGACTGAAGCGGAGAAAGTTCTGTCCTTACACTTCCATATTGGTCTTGTATTTGATAACCTCTAATTAATTGCTCTATTAGAGTTGACATTAATGTTTCTTCAAAAGTTTTCATACATTTCCCATTACCCCAGCTCTTAAAGATGGCTGGATTTGTTTTATTATTAATAAGCTTGATAAACAAGATTTATAGCTACAATCGGAATATTGTTGATAGTTCTGTTTACAAAGTCAACACTTAAAACAGATATAACATCTTTACTCCCATTAATAGTAAAAACTGTTTTTATTGAAAATGGATAGTCGTTAAATTGTTCTCTTGTCATATATTTTCCTCTTAATTATTTAGTGTGTGGTTATTTGCTAACAACTACAAACTATCATATTTTATAGACCCAAAACTTAAAGCTTGCGATGGGCTGGCATTATCCAACAACAGCAGATGTCGGACTATGTAATAAAACCTATGTATGTAAGAGTTTGTGCGTTAACTCACTTTAAGGGGAAACTCTTGCCTGCAGACTTCTAACCCCTTATATTACATAGGATAGTTTGTATGTGTTAAAAAACAACTCTTGTTATTTGCTAAGGTTGGGGGTGGTTTTTGAAACCATTTCCAGTTAGCCTTTATCTTATCTTTAACTAACCTTATTTAAGCCCCCTGCCTTAAAAAACAACTTCTTGTAATCTCCTAACAGGGAAAGATAAGTTTGCCTTTCACTTATGCTAAACCGTCTGGCGACAATATTGGCGGTTAGAAAATATTGTCAAATTAAGCACAAACTACTTGGTCTTATCCCTTATCAATTCCCCCTGTTAAAAGACTACTGTTTAATATTTACCAAACCAAAAAATCTAAATCAATACTTTCTGGTTCAGGGAAAGTTATGTTTAAAAACATACCGCCCCACCTAATTATTTTTTCAATATATTCTGTGAATTCAGCTGTAGTTAAAAGTGCTGTTGACTTTCTTGAAATCAATTTACCAGATTTACCAGTCGTTCCTAGATATTTAAACGAGAAATGGTTGTGTAAGTCCTCAATTTCCTCACCAGTGGCTTCTGCTATAAGTTTTAATACAACGCCCCAGTAATACCTGTTTTGCCTTTGGCTTCTAATTTTCTTTGGTTTGCGAACTATAACCTCAACATCATTTTCGTTTAATTGAAAAAGCCAATTTTCATATTTTTCTCTATCTTCAAAAACAACTTGGCAATCTTTTATTTTAGCTTTATGTATTGGAACTATCATATTATTTTAATCCAGCTAAATAATTTTCTTTCCAGCGTTCTGCAGTTCTTTCTTTTTTCATCTGTTTAACTTCATCAAATTTTGATTTTCCTATTTCTCTAACTATTAATTGACGAACTCTTTCAGAACTTAATTTATACATTCTTGCTAATTCAATTATCTTAAAATCGCCAGTTAAATAAAGTTCTATTATTTTGTCATTTCTAATTTTGTTCATATATATTTATTCATTAAATCTTGTATGTAGTCTGGCATTTCATCGTATTCTTTTTTGTATTTTGTTAGTTCTTCTATAAGATATAATTTCTCAAGTTTTAAATCCAGTTTGTGGCTTGTTACACCTGCTTTAACCATTAACCTTTTATCCCAATCTTCTGTTCTAATTGCTTTAAAGCCTTCAATTTTCCCTAAAACTTTTTCTCTAAATAATGGGTCGCTATGGGCTGACTCCCTGCTAAAACCTGCTGTATGGTGTTTAGAGCAAAGAGCCATACCATTTTGCAAATCAAATCTTAAATGAGGATAAGCACCTTTAGAATAATAGTGATGTGCATCTAATTTAGACCAACGAAAACCGCAATTTGGATATTCACATTTAAAATTAGCCCTTATGTAAACTAGATTTCTCCAAAGCAATCTGCATTCTTCTTCAAGTTTCTGGTTATCTGTTTTTCTTTTCCTGAACTTTTTTATTTGAGTTTCTTTTGAAAAGTCTTCCATATTAGAATGGAATATTTTCTACTTTAATTTCATCTTCAGTTTCTGGTTGAGAGTAATCGTCTTGAGGTGCAGGCTGAGAATAATCATTTTTTGGTGCAGCTTTGGAATAATTTCCTTCTTGTTTTCTTTGGAACAAATTTAATCTTAATGTTTTTCTATCAAAGGCTAATAGCTCTAAAATACCGCTTTTTGAGCCATCTTCTTTTGTAAAAACAGTGACTGTTCCGACATTATCCCAAAATGTTTTTGTTTCTCCATTTTTTCCTTGCTCTTCACGAGGTTTTGACACATTGAACTTTTCAAATTGCATAGACATAGATTTAAAAACTTAATTTATTAACTATTTTATTTACTTCTTCTAACTCTTTTCTTTGGTATTCAAGGTATTTTTCAATATCTTCTTTTAATTCTTCTCTAGTTATTTCAAACCTTTTGTATTGCAGGCTTTCAACAAAACTAGGGTCATACATAACTACGTGCAACTTTTCAAGATTATCGTTAACTATAAAATATTGAAGATACTGCCATTTATATTCATCTTCTGGTTGGTTTTCAATAATAGCTTTAATTTGTTTTGCTGAACCCAAGCATTTAACTTCAATAGCTTCTTTCAAATTATCAAGAAAAGCGTCTGGGGAAATTGCAATACAGGCTTCTTCATCTCTTTCCCAAATAACTAATTCTTTGTTAAATGTTTTTCCTAATTCTTTTTCAGCAAGTTCAATTGCTATAGGCTCAAGTTCGTGCCCACGCTCCATTTTATTTTCTCCTTCAGGGCGAGGTATTGCAAGCCTTTCTGCAATCAATTCATAAAAGCCAATCTTTTTTCCTGTTCCCCTTAATACAACTATACTTCCCAACCTGCTTCCTGTAATTTTTGTTTTTCTTGCTTCTTTCCAGGAGAATTCATTATCAAATTTTTTAATCTTCATATTATTCAATTTCCCCTTCAATAGTTTCTGGGGTTAGTTTATTTTTTAATTCTTCCTTGTATTCTACAACCATTTTTTCAGACTTTAAGCTTCCAGGCATATCAGACCAAACCTTGCCTAATTCTTCAAGAGTTTTACAAGCGGTCATTTTGTCTTTCCAGGCGATGGTATTTTCTTCTTTGTTTTCTTTTTCTTCTTGAACAAGTTGGACATCTCTTTGGTATTCTTCTTCAATATAGGCTTTCTTGAGTTCTTCAGGGCAAGCTTTTCTTAAAGCGTGCATTTCAGCTACTTTGGCAATCATAGTTCTTGGCTTGGTATCCCAAAGGCTGTTTTTGTATTGGTTTGACTTGTAGTATTCATCAAAGAAAACTAAGGCAGAGAACTCTCCTATGGTTTCATCGCTTTTCTTTTTAACTGTAATTTCGCAAGAAACTATTTTGCCATCTTCCTCAACATACTTAGGTGAAGAAACCCCAACAACTCCGCCCTTTTGACCAATTTTTCTAGCGTAATCAATTGAAGTGACTAAACTATAACCAGCTTTAAACGGTATTGCATAAACATCTTTTTGTAAAAAGTTTTGCAATGTGAAGCCAGTCATTCTTCCTTCAAGCATAGCAGTCATAGCTTGTTCTGGTTTTAACCCATTGAATGTAATTTGCAAAAGGTTATTTAATATTTGAGGGTCAGCTGTTAAGTTTCTAATTTCTTCTTTGTAAACAGCAATCTCATTTTTTTTGTTTTCCATATATTTTATAATAAATTATTCTCCGTTATAACTAATTCCTGTTAATTCTTCTAAAGCACTTGTAGCATTATTATCAAAATCTTCTTGATTGCTTTCTTGTTCTTCTTCGTCATCCGACTCTTCTAATTCAATATCTAAGTCAATGCTCTCAAGTTCGTCTGCCATTTCGTTGCAGCTGTCTACTCGGCTTTCAAGTGTTTGACCGCTTGGGGCATCCTGAAGGCTCTCGGGCATATTGTCTCTTCTCTCTTCACATTCTTCAGCTAAGCTTCTTAACTCTGAAACAATGTCATCTCTCTCGCATCTAGCATTTTCTAAATTAGAACTATCTGTGCTTATTTCTTCAAGTCTTTCTTGTAAAGCATAAACCTGTTGTAAAAAATCTGATTGAGTAAGTTGAGATTGCTTTGGATAAATCTTAGACTTAACTGTTGGACCATAGTTGAATGACCAGTGGTAATAAGTTTCACCTTTTTTAATCCCATAGTTAGGATAATCTTTTCTAGCTTTTTTAACTGTATGAACTCTAGGCATATTTTTAAAATTAATATTATTTATTTTTTAATTTTTTCAGTTTGGTCTAAATTAAATAAGTGAGCAAATCCAAGTGGGGCTGAGCGTTCTTCGGTTTTTCCATTTTTATCTTTTTCTGTAATAGTTCCAAAACCCCTAAACACTGAAGCTGTTGACTTTTCACCTTTCTTAACTCTTAAGCCGATTTGTTTAGCTTGAAGGAAAGTTAACCATTCGTTTGATTTGAATTGATTATCTTCTTTCGCTGTTAAAAGCTCATCTTGGTTTTTGCCTTGATAGGCTATTTTAGTTGTAGCGTTGATTTGTAATTCCATATAATTTATATTATCCCTTGCTGGGATTTGATGGCGACATTTCTTGATGCCATACTTTTTCTAATAATCTTCTTTGCTTAATAACCTTTTCATCTGTTGGTAAATATTTACCAGCTTCATTAAGCTTCGCCCTTAAACGCTTTATGTGGTCTTCACGAGGTAAGTCCATCAAGTCGTCTAGGTGCACTGCTTTTCTTCCGTTATGTTCAAATATACTTGAATTATGATACTCCCACCAAACAGCCCTAGTTAAAAGTATGTCGCTATTTCTTGTATCAGGGTATTTAGCCAAGCAATGTTCAACTTTAATTTGTAAATTAATCATACTATTAAAATTAAAGCTAAAAGGAAAATTGTTGAAAGGAATACTACATAGAACCAAAATGGGTGAACGCTTCTATCCCAAAAGCTAGGTTTGTATCTTTTCATATTATAGATACGATAATTTTGTATTTTATAGTTTTTCATTTTTTTAACTCCCAGTGGCAGACAGAATAGAAATTGTGAAACTATTCTTTGTTGATTTGGTTTAACCCTTTCAGCAATTAAATCATTGCTTAATCAACTTTCTGCCTACCACTGGACACAATTATTTTTAGTTTATTAAATATCATTTTCATCTAAACCATTTTCTTCTAGCATTTCTTTTATCTCTTCATCTTCATCGCTAGCCATTTCTTCTTGGTATTCTGCTCTTAATTTATCTTCTAGTAAATCATCGCCATCTTCATCAAACTTTCCAAATCTATTTTCAGCTTCTTGCATTAAACAAGTTTTACAATCCCTATTATCAACAGGAGAGAAAACTCTATGACATTCAGGGCAAACTGTTTTTTCAAATTCTTCTTTTGTGCCTAACTCATTTATTGTTTCGTTAGGGCTTAAAAATAGTTTTTCCATATTTTTGTTATTTATTAGATTTACGAGCCTACCTTAATTGTTCCCTTAACTAAACAACTAAGGTAGAACGAGAATTAAGCTTTTGTTTCGGCGTCTATATTTTTATAAAATTAAGATTTTTGGTTTGCCTTAATGTTAAGGATTAAGAGAAATTAATCTCTTTTAAACATTCCTGCCTAAGCCAGTGAATTTGAGCTTTAACAAATTCGTTTTTTCAATATCCCTGTTAACCAGTGAAAATTGAAATAGAATGTTTTCTCCCAAAGTCAAGCTGGGGCAAAGACTTCAGGATATTTTTAAATTGCTTGGTTGAAAATGGTATTGGTTATGAACCGCAACTTTTCTTTTCTCAACCTTACAACTTAAGTATAGCGTATTTTTTTAAAAAAGGCAAGCCCTTTAAAACCATTGCAAATGCAGGGCAAAAAAAGTTGTCCACCGACCATTAAAATAAAAATTAAAAAAAACTTTTTTTATTTTTTTTCTAAAACTTTATTACAAAGAATAACAGTGCTGTTTGAAGGTATTTCTTTTGTAACTATTGCATTAGCACCAATCTTAACATTGTTTCCAATTTTTATATTTCCTAAAACAACTGCACCAGAGCCAACCATAACATTGTTTCCTAATTTTGGATGCCTATCTCCTTTTTCGTTTCCAGTTCCTCCGAGAGTTGTATTGTGATATAAAATACAATCATTTCCTATTATAGCTGTTTCTCCAACAACAACGCACATAGCGTGGTCAATAAATAATCCATCTCCAATTTTTGCTCCAGGATGTATTTCTACACCTGTTAAAAATCTCATAATCTGAGAACAAAACCTAGCTAGAAATTTGAAACCAATTTTATGAAGCTTGTTTGATAAATACTTATGAACTAATACAGCATAAAGTCCAGGATACAAAATCCATTTTATTCCTGAGCAAGCTGGGTCGTTTCTTTTTATTGATTTTATTTCATTCATATCAAATTAGATTTAACTATGTTTGGTATTTTTCTCCAATAAACCAAAGCGTGATATCTGCTATGTTCTTTTGAGTTTTTAAATAAATAAAGATTTTCTATTCTGTTGTCATCTATTATTTCGTTTATATGATGGATTACTTCAGTTTTTTCTAATAATCTGCCAATCTTTTTTTCAACAATATAACGATGTTCTGGATAATAATTTCCACGAGCGTTTGGATGCTCTGGCAATAATAAACCAACATACCCCTCAGCTAGAGAACATCTGCCATTTTTGTAGTTATGATTTCCTTTCCCCATTTGTCTTATTTTCATTTTTTCTTTTGCTTTTTTTGACCATTTTCCCATATATTTTATATTAATTACCTATATTCCAAAATAAAATACTACCATCTAAATTATTAAAGTTCTCAACCATCCAGCGAAACGCTTTGCGGTCATACCATATACTGCTAGGAAATGGGCAATCTATTTCTTCAGGCTCATAATAACCTTTTTCTGATTTTATTATTTCAACATTGCTGGGTAAATCTATACCGAGCAAATCGCTAATTCTTTTTCTTTGTCTTGATGGCGACATACCTGCAGATATTCCAATTATTCTTTTAACCTTTCCAGACATAGCAATAGAAATACCTGCAAGCATCATTCCTGAACCTACAGAAACAATTATGTTATCTGGAGTAAATGGAATTGTATTACATTCTTCAATAACACCATTAACGCTTTCTTCAACAACTAAACCGAGTGGCATCATTTCTAAACCATTTTCTTTGCAAATCTTTTTTGCCTGAGAATAAAGAACAGCTGTTCTGCCACCTTTCATTCCATAAATCTTATGACCAAGCTCTATAACTTTCTTTTGCTGTTCTGGTATATCTGTATAAGAAATTAAGTGAGGATAGAAATTGGTTATTTCTAAATCTCCCAATTCATTTGCTATCGCTGAACAACCAAGTCCTGATTTTGAAACCCTAGTATCAAAAACTCCGACTTTCTTTACTCCTTGTTCTTTAAGTTTTACAAGCCTTTTATAAACACCCCTTAATTTAGCAAGTGCAGGGCAGGGCGGTAAAGATGATAAATCTTCTCTTTTAACAAAAATATCCCTACCCTGTATTTTGTATTTTTCTATCGGCGTGTTGTTTTGTATTAATTTCATATTTGTATTCAGTCCTTATCGTTGTTTTCTACCTAGTTGTTTTAGCCACCACAAAGCAAAGCATAGTTTGCTAACCCATACAACCTTTGGCGTAAGGACAACCACTGCAAGAGCCTTCTGACTTCACATACTTATAAATAATATGACCGTCTTCATCCAATCCGTCAATTTCAAGATTTTTAAAGAATTGGGCAGGGTTATTTGGGCTTGAAGGATTATCCCAAATTTGCGATGCTTTATCTAAAAATGTTTTTCCTTCAGAACGCAAGTGACCTTCAGTGCTTCCTAAATTTAACCAAGGTCCGATTTCTTCTTCTAAGAACGCCTTGTCGCTGTCTTTCATATTTCCGAAAACATCTTTGTAATAAACTCTTCCATTTTCTCTAGCTTTAAATATAGCATTAGAGTTTTGAGCTTCCATTCTGTTTTCAAATCCAGGATATTCCTTAGGAACTCCGCAACAAGAATGACCATCTCCGTATTCTCTCATTGAATTTTCAGCGGAATAAAACTCCATATTATATTTATGGCATAAATCTCTAAACTTAAGCAATATTGGAGCCTTATAACTAAATCTTAACTCAAAATCAGTTCCAGCCTTTTGACCTTTAAACCTATAAAACCTTAAAACATCATATCCTAGTGCTTCTGATAATTCGTTCATAACTTGTTTTACTTCTTTAGTTTGGAATGCTGAAATCTTTAAGAATTCTATTGTAACAGCACTAACCCCTAATTCTGACAATGTTTTTAAGAAGTGTTCAATTTCTTCATCTGTATCTAAGTTTGGGATAAAAGGCTGACAGCGAACAACAACTCTATTTGTTTTTGCCATTATTTTTATTAATTCTAACCTGTCTTCAACAGTAGTTCCAGGCTCTATTTGTTTCATTTTTTCGTTAAAAGAGATTAAACTAACTTGAAAAATGAAGTTTTTGTTTTCTTGCATTTCTTTTAAGTATTCAGGATGCTTATGCAACCATTTGCTTTTGGTTGACATAATTATTGGGTATTGGTGTTTATTGAATAGTTTTAGGCATTCTAAGCTAACTTTTTCATCGCTAAGTAATTCGTATTCACTAAAAGGGTCGCTAATACCGCCCCAGTGCATTGGAACTCTTTGTTTAATTAGTTTGCGGTATATTTTGATTTGCTTGCTGTCTTTTGTTCTTTCTTCTTCAAACGCCCTTTCAAGATTTTTTATGTTTATGGTTTTAGCCATAGCAAAGAAGTCCTTATCATTTCCCTTGGTGGAGCAGTTTATCAGGTAATTGGTATAACTAAAACAATATTTACAAAGATGAGTGCAACCGCTGTATGTATCTAAAGCGAAAGGAAACGAACAAAATGGGAATTGTCCATTTAATCTTGGACTGTTGTATGATTTTTGATATTTCATAGTTTTATTTAATTAACATTCCGCCACTAAATGTGTCTTCATTTTTTTCTTGGTATATTTTTATATCTTCTTCTTCTTGTTTAATTTTATTTTCAACTTCTAATTTTAGTTCTTCAATTTTTTTAGTTGGCAAGTTCGCAAGTAAGTGCATAGTTTTAACCAAAACATCCCCAGTTCCCCTACCATAGAAGTTTATAAGCCTTTGATATAAGTTTCCATTAGCTTCTTTAAAGATTTCGGCTCCGACTTTGAATTCTTTTGAAAGTTCGTTATAAAGTTCTTCATTTTCATCGCCGAAAACTAACTTAAGAACAAAAATCTTTCTGTCTTTAAATTGGATAGCACCAGTTCCTAAAATCTTTTCTTGCTTAAACTCTGTTTCTTCAAGGTTTGACATAGCTCTAATATCTTCAATAATTTCCTCGTCAATACCTATTTCTTTTAGTTGTTTTGTTACTGCTTCCATTTTTATTTCCGTTTCTGTTTTTTCAATAGAAGCAATAAATTCATCTATGCCTTGTTTGCCCCCAAATTCAAGTTCATAATCAGAAAATAAATTGCCCTGTTCAGCATTTATTAATTCTTTAAGTTTTTCTCGGCTATAAGTTCCAGCTGAAAAATTATCACTAAGGGCATACTTAACTTTATCAATATCGTTATCAGCGTTAACTACGCTAACCCAAACATATTCGTATTTATCTGAACCTTTTTTCGCATACTTTTCTCTCAAAGATTTTAGTATTTTGTATCTTTGATTTCCGCCTAAAATTGTAGCATTGTCATTTTCCAAATAAACAATTAAAGGTTTGTATACACCCAACTCTTCTATTTGGGCTTCAAGTTTTTCTAAATCTTTTTTCCCAGCATCTCTTGGATTTTTTTTCCAAGGCTTTAACCAATCTAACTTTGCTAAAGTTTTATTATCTTTGTAGATAATTTCTTTATTGTTTTCTGCTAATTCTAACAGAAATGAATTTTGTTCTAATTTTTCCATAATTTTAGAATTTAATTATATTTTTAATTGTTGTTTTTTGTTCAGGTTCTGATTTGAACCTTTCTTCTCTTTTTTTCATCTTTTCTAAAAGAGCCTTTGATTTTTTTGCGTTTGGATTTTCCCTAACAAACCTCTCCATACCTTTTATTAAACTTTGAACAGCATTAATTCTTTCGTTTTTGTTGTAGTATTTTATAGGTGGCAATATATTTTCAATAGGTTTATTGGGTCTTTCTAAGGGATGGCTTAAGTAATACTCTTCTTCAGGAACTATTCTTCCTACGGTGGCAAGGTCTATTTGTTTTCTTCCTAATTCTCCATTCCAAGCTATTTTTGGAGATTTTGCTTCAAACAGAGCATTAGCTACAACTTCTGGCACGAGTTCTTTTTCATTAGATCCCTTATAGATTACAAAGTATTTCATATGTTTCCTAAGTCATTGACTATATTATTATTTTTAAGTTTATCGGCGTAGACCTTTATATCACCAATTTTTTCTTTAAAAGCTAATGGCGTGGTTGCTGTTGGGCAATACTTATCAGACATTTTTGTTTTATACCAGTCAACCATTCCTATAAGTTTTTCTAAGCTGAACTTTTTAATTAAATCTTCTGTTGCTTTTCTTTGAGTTTTGTTTCCGAAGTTTAGTCCTGGATTAAATTCATAAAACTTTTCCATTACTAAGTTTATATTAGGATTTTCTTTTTGCTGCAAACCTTGTTTGCTATTAATTAATTTAATTTCCTTTAATTTAATTTCCTTTAATTTAATAGCATAGGGGTCGCTTTGCGATGGCATAGCGGTCGTATGCTCTTTTTTTGGCTCATCTTCGTTTTGATTTTGGCTTTCGTAATTTTTATTATTTTCGTTTTTGGCGTCAACTTTTATGCGAAACGATTTCGCATCGGATGCGAAACCTATGCGACTAGTATTCGCATCGTTATTATTTTTCCATCTCTTTAAGGCGTTTTGACGGTTAGCTTCGCTTATGCCTTTTCTTTGTTTTATTCTTTTTAAAACAGAAGTAGAAAAGAAATTAGAGTTAGTTTTTTTAAATAGACCAAAGTCTTCTATAATGCTTTTTACCTTTTCGCTATGCGAACGCATACCGAACGCTAAGGTATCGCAATCATATTCCAAATATCCATCTGAGCTATATAATCTTTCAATAATTCCCCAATAAAGACCGTATCCTTCCCAACCTAATTTAGACATAAGTTTTATTATCTTTTCATCGTGCTGTGCGTTATAGTCGTGTGAGAAATAAAATGTTTCTTTCATATTATTTTCTTTCAAAATAGAATTTATAATCTTTTACAATTTTGAAATTAAAACCATAACTATTCAAATAACTTATGTTTTTATTAAATTTCTTTATAAGTTCAGAACGCCAAATTTCTATATCTTTATAATTTTTAGAACAATTACATCTTTTACAAGAAGTTTTCATATTTTCAATTTCATTTTTCCCTCCATTTATTTTAGAAACAAAATGGTCAAGATGTATATCTTCAATATTTTCTAATATCAAATTTTCCCCACAATATTGACAAATATATTTATCTCTATGCAGTGTTTCTAGTTTTAACATTTTATTAACGCTCATATTTATGATATTAATTCCCTTTTTATATTACTGGTTGTATGTAAAGGGCGAACAGGTCTATTTTTTAATGCGTCTATAGTTCTATTTTGTCTGTTCACTATTATTAATAAGTCGTTATTCATTTTAGTTAAACACCTGTTATGAGATTGGGCGTATTCTTTTAATAATTTTGAAATAATACCCTTTAAGCCTTTAGGTATTGGTCCCATTTGAGTTTCAATACAAGAGTAAATGTTTTTCCTTGTTGTTTGATTAATCATAAAAAAACTCTGTTAAGATATAATATGTTGGTATCACCCCATTTAATATTATGTCCTAGCAGAGTTCTTCTATTGACTTTTTATTTTTGGGTGATATTTTAAACCAACGCTTATATTATAGCGTATTTTAGAAAAAAAAGCAAGCCCTAGAAAAGCCAATGAATTAGGAGCCAAAAAACGCTTGCTTTTATTTTAAAAAAGAGGTATACTATAAATAGGTTAAAAGACTTTATTGTTCCTAGTTCTCGTAAACTTTGCTGAATGGCAAGAACAATAAAATTCCTCCGTTGCGGACGGCTCTCTGGCTTCGGCTGGGGTGCAAACCTTTTTATAAATAATTGCAAAAATATGCCTTGTGGTGGAAAAAGAAAACCAAAAAAATAACACAGGGAAGCCCTAAAACAAGGGCTATGGCAGGGTAGAGCAGTGGAAGCTCGCTTGTTTCATAAGCAAGAGGTCGTTGGTTCAAATCCAACCCCTGCAACTTATGATGAAATTCTGGAATAGTTTTTTTGTAAAAATGCTTCAGCCGAAACAATCAGCGGAAGCAATTTTGGATAAAAATGAAATTATGTTTAAAACTTCAAGAGAATTGCCACCAAAAGAAATATACGATAGAGCAGTTGAATTATTTGGAATAGATTTTGAAAAAGGAACAACATTCACAGTAGGCGATACAATTTACAGTAAAGAGGAAATCTCACCAGACTTATTAGAACACGAAAAAGTTCACATCAAACAACAACAATCAGGATGGAAAGAATGGTGGGAAAAGTATTTTACAGACCCAGAATTTAGAACAAGCCAAGAACTAGAAGCCTACCAAGAGCAATATAGATGGGTTTTAAAGAATATAAAAGATAGAAATCAAAGAGCAAGGTATTTAATGTTTTTTTCACAATCACTTAGCGGAAAGATGTATGGGAACATATTAAGTTTAAAAGATGCGTTATTTTTTATAAAAAGAGCTTAGTCCTTATTCCCATCATCGCAAGATGGTGGATTAGCGTAAACTCATCACTGAACTTTCAGTGGTGGGAATAATGATTAAAAAATATGAAAGAAAAGAAGTTAATTCTAAAATTGATATTAGAAGACAAAAACATTTTTTATCATTGGGCAAGAGGAGTAAAGCTTAAAATTGAAAGCATTTTAGAAAACAAGAAAGCCACAAAGAAAGAGATAATAGAAGAATTAAAAGAAATCTACAAATTATTTAAATAGATATGAGAGAATATTACAAAATACTTGAATGGCTATACCTAAACGATAATAAGTTTTCTAGTGCAAAAGAGTGGAGAGAAAAGTTTTTAGAAGAGTTAAAGAAACAGCTATTATTTAAAGACGAACAAAAAATAGAAATTGTTAGTGTAGAACCAGAAATAGTAATTAAAGATTTACTTGAAGTTATAGAGCAATTAAATAAGCAGTATGACAAAAGAAAATAACAACCTTGAAACCTTGAAAAAACAATCAAAGTGGGGTGGAAAGCGTCCAGGAGCAGGAATGCCCAAGGGAATGAAGACAAAAAAGACAAGAGAGAGAGTAGAAGCTGAGAATTATTTTAAGCAGAGAGTTTTAGACAGCATTGAAAAGATAGTGGACTCCCAAATGAATTTAGCAAGAGGATGCCAGTATTTATTTAAAATAAAGAAGATTTACGTAGAGAAAGAAGATAAGTATGTTGTTCCTAAAGGTGCGAAGCCTGAAATTGTAAAAGACGAAAAAGAAATAGCAAGCTTCTTGGCAGGAGAGTTTGATGACAGGGAAGAATGCGACTACTACTTTATGACAACAGAGAAGCCTGATAATAAAGCATTGGATAGTTTAGTTGACAGAGTATTTGGAAAAGCGAAACAGAATATTGCGGTTGAGGGAACTTTAACCATATCTGGACTCCTAAATAAATTAAGAAACAACTATGTCGGAGATGAAGACAATAGAGATGGGGAAGAACCTGCTGAGTAAAGATTGGAGGGTAAATAATTTATATAAGATTGTCAACAAAGATTTACAGAAAATAAAGTTCCAAAGAAACGAAGCACAAAGAGATTTCCAAATTAAGAAGACAAATAGAAATATAATCCTAAAGTCAAGACAGCTTGGCTTTACAACAGACGAAAGTATTGACACCCTAGATGATGTTCTTTTCAATTCTAATTTTTCCGCCCTGTTTATTGCCCACACTAAAGAAGATGCAACAGAGATATTTGACAAGAAAGTTTCATTTGCTTGGCAGAACTTAGATAAAGATTTAACAGGTCTTTATCAGGTAGATGCAGAGAGTTCAAACAAGTTAAAGTTTGGATTTGGAGATGGAGAGTTTAGCACCTTTATTGTTGCCAACTCTGGTCGTTCTGGAACTTACAACCGAGTCCACGTCTCAGAGCTAGCTAAATTATGCCGAAAATACCCTGCAAGAGCCGATGAGATAATTTCGGGAACTTTCCCAGCTGTTCCGATTGAAGGCAGAATAGATATAGAAAGTACAGCCGAGGGAATGGATGGAATATTTTACGAAATGTTTACTGAAGCTTGGAATAGGAAACGCCCAGCACTCCCAACAGAGTTTACAGCACACTTTTATAACTGGACTTGGGATAAAGAAGAGATTTTAAAAATAGAAAAAGCTATACCAACAGCAGAAATGGACGAGGGCAAGAAGTTTAAGGAAACACAGGAACTTTACGGATACAGCGATTTAGAAATTACATATTACTATTTTAAATGGTTGGGTCTAAAGAAAGATTGGGACAAGATGCACCAAGAATATCCCAATACACCAGAAGAGTCGTTTGTAGCCAGTGGTAATACATTCTTCAACAAAGAAAGATTAATTGAACAAATAGCTTTAGCACCAGAACCGATAGAAATTAAAATTAATGAAATTCCTGATAAGCTGTATAATTATTACTTGGATGGTGATTTAAAAATATACGAGAAGCCACAAGAGTTCATTTACTATGTTATAGGAGCCGATGTTGCTGAGGGGAAGAACAACGACAGCAGTTCAGCGAATGGGATTAACAACAAAACAGCAATGCCAGCGTTTGGCTTTAATTCTAACAAGATGCGCCCAGACGATTATGCGGAAGTTCTAAACGAACTTGGACTATGGTATAATAAGGCTTACTTGGCAGTAGAAAGCAACACAGGGCTTTGGGTTTTAACCGAGTTAAATGAAAAATACAATTATCCAAACCTTTACTGGAGAGAACAAGTTGACGATACAGTTCACGCAGTAGGAAAGAAACTTGGTTATCACACTGGAACAGGAAGTCAAGGTAGAAAAGTAATGCTTGATAATTTACTAGTAGAAGTGAATAACAATTTAGGAATATGGACAAAGCCTTTCCTAAATGAAGCATTAACATTTATAAGAAACGACCAAGGTAGACCAGAAGCTGCAGAGGGCAAACACGATGACGAAGTTATTTCAACAGGTATTTGCCACTTTGTAAGAAACAATGTTCCAGCTCAATTTGAAAACCTAACAGCTAAACCAAAATCAGTAGAAGAAAGAGTAATGGCAAGATTAGCTAAAAAGAAATTAGAAAGTCAATCAGATAGTATACAACAAATAAATTATTACTAAGAGGACGCCAAACTCTTAAAATGAAAAAATTAATAAACTTCAACAAAAATAAAGAAGTCAAGTCATATCAACCTACAGAACAGGAGCAAAAGATTATATTATTCTTAGACAAGCGTATTCCTGTATTAAAAAAGACTAAACTAGATATACTTGACGGCTTTAACTTTGAGGAAATGATGAAAAAGGCTGACAGAGAATATAAGCCTAAAGACCTGTTAGCGACAAGTGCAGTTTCAACTCTAGTTACAATAGCAGATGAAGATGCAGGAAATACAAATGCAAATGCAAAAATAGTAGATATAACCACCGAAGCAGATAAAGCTAAATGGCGTTCTACACTTTCAGAGCCGACATTGTTAGTTAAGATACAGACGGCTCTTTCTATTTTAATAGACCAGAACCCTGAAGCTGTAATGAAAGCCACTTGCGAAAAGTATGAAAAAAGAAACAATATTGCAAAGGCTATTTGGAAAAGAAACTGGGAAATTAATAACAGCATAGAAGTTTTAAAGTTATTTGTATTTGACTTAGCGAAGTATGGATTTGCTGTCGGTCATACAGTTCCTCGTATTTTAAAAAGAGATAAGCAGATTTTAGAAGAGATTGACACCGAAAACCCAGATAACAATAAGTATAAAAAAATACAGATTATTGAATTCAACGATATTTACAGAGAGAAGCTTGATTTATATCGCACTTGGATTGATGACAAAGCTAATTTAACTGACCCTTTTTCAGTAAACGATTGGTATTACGAAAAAGATTATTCGTTAGAAGACTTTGAAGAAGAGTTCGGAATATACAAAAACTCCAAAGCAATTAAGGGTGGAACTTTAAATCAAGGAACTGAAGGACTAAACTCAGCAACAAAGAGTAGAGAAGATATGGTCACTGTTGGTTTTTATGAGAACAAAAAGAAAGACCTTTATGTAATTAGCGTTCCTGGAGAGAAAAACACTGTTCTTTATTACTCCCCACTTCCAAACGATGACGGAAAATTAACACTTTGGTATACATATTGGTTAGAGCGTGACCCAAGAACAATATACGGAATTGGATTATTTGAACTGATAAAGAACAACAAGATGCTTTACGATAGATTTTCCAATATGAGTATTGACCAGTTAACGATGGCAATTTACCCAATGATTTTCTATACTGGACCTCTTATGGATGGAGAAAGTCAAATAACAATTTCCCCTGATAAAATGGTTCAAAAGAAACCTGGAACAACTATTGACCAAGTAAAAATAGAATATGACCGTAGAGCTCCAGAAATGATTGACCACTTAAAAGCAAGAATGGATGACAACACTGGAATAACACCAACGCTTGAAGGAGAAGTGGGCGGAAAGACTTTAGGAGAGGTGCTACACGCCAAAGACTCCGCTCTAAAGCGTTTAAATATACCTTTACTTAACATTGCTAAGGCTATAGAGCAAGACGCTTACCTGACGCTATCTTGGGCTAATCAAGTGTATTCAGTTCCAGAGATAAAGAAGTTCGCAAACAGCAAAGAGTTATTAGCATTTGAAGAAGAAAGCAATAAAAAAGCAAGTAAATTAAGAAACTTACCAAATGGAGAAATTGAAGGAGAGTATTACCAAGATATTGACCTCGGTTTAGATGAAGATAGAGATGGTTCTTTAGTTGAAAGCCCTGAAAGACGCTTCTTTAAGATGGGAAGCGAGCAATTCCCGCTTGAAAATATTAAATGGGATGGTAAAATTACAATTAAGGCTAAGTCAATTATAAGTCCTAACCCTGAATTAGAAAAACAAAGGAAGCTAGAACTTTATAATGTAGTTAGCCCAGTAGTTCAACAGATGGCATCGCTTTGGTATCAGCACGTAGACCCAAAAACTGGAGAGATGTATACTCCAGAGGGCGGAAAAGAAGTTGCTATTGCTTTATACCATCCGCTTAACGAGATTTTAGATATTAATGACGAAAATCCAGAGAATTGGGTATTTGACGACCTATTACAAGCAGTTAACAATCCTGAAATATTACAAAAAGAGAAAGAAGAAATTGCTGCAGCCGAACAAGAAAAACCAGAAAACAGCTTATTTGTAGACCAGAACAGCTTAGAAGAGGGCGGAATGCCTGGAATGCCAGCAACTCCTGGAGCAAGTAATACGATTGTAGCTCCAAGTTCTATTAGCAACCCCTTAAAACAAGCTATGGGTGCTATGAAGGGAGCAGAAACAAAGGCAATGGGAAGCTTACCGCTATAATATGGACAATAATAAAAGAAAACTACTACAAGAAATACAAACCCATATTGGATGGCCAGTAGTTGAAGAGTTTTTAGCAGATTATATAAAAAGTTTAGATTTAGATGGTCCGATAAAAAGAGAAACAGAGTTTGAAACTATATGGCAAAGAGCCGAAGCTGAAGGAGGTCGTGACCACTTAATTAATTTCTTTAAAGAATTAGAAAACGAAGCAAGAAAATATGATAGCTAAATATGCAAAATTTAATTGGGATGGTATAATGATAGAAGCTAATTATAGTCCAGAAGTTTTAAATTGTAAGAAAATCAAGTTTACTATAAGCGGAAAATCAGCCGAAGTAAATAGAAGCGACCTTTATAACTTACTTGTTCTATTCGCAGACGATGAAGAAATGGATAAATGCCTAAATGTGAAGAGCAAAAAGATGGTTATGATAAGGAAAATGGTTAAAGTCCAGACAAAAGAAGCAATTCCAGCTGGCGGAGAGGTTGTATTCCCTATTGAATATCCAGTAGACGAAGAAAGCTATGAAGAATATATGAAAGAAAATGAAGGAAAGCTGTTAAAAGAAGAAGAAGCCAAAAAACAATTAGAAAGTTAATAAACTAATAAATCGCCTAATCTTAATGGGCGTTAAAAACAAAAGTATGGAAAACAAAACAAAAGATGTTGGTGAAAAACCAAAACCAACAAATGTATTTTCCTTGAAAAAGGAAATGGATGACTTCAAAGAGGAAGTCAAAAAAACTAACGACAAAATACTGGGAGCGTTAGAGTCAATCATCAATAAAGATGAAAAGCCTGACATTCTTCCAGAAAAACCAG